CGAAGCAGATCCCCCGCCGGAATTCAGAAGCTTGCTTTTACTGATTTTGTATTTGACTGTCAAAAATTGAACAATGTCGTCCATCTCTTTTGTGAAATCCAATTTTTCTAACTCATCTTTCAAGGTCATCCCTCCTTACGCGGTAGTTAGTTTCTTTATATGTTCAAGCATCGTCAAGGCCCCGACACATTTGTTTTCCTCGTCTCTGAATCTCTGTTGATGTGAAATTGCCTGTTGCTGTATGGCCTCTATGCGTTTTGCTTCCTTATCTAAAGACCGATGAAATTTTGCATACTCCGGTTCCTCATAGCCGTAAATGTAATATCCTTTTAAAAGCGGGCTGTCAGGAGATACTGTTATCTTTATTCCCCTACCGGCTGCGTAACCGAGCCAATAAACTACAGAGGGCATCTCGTCTTTATACTCCGTGTCAACCGCCTCATGAATCCCAAATAGCTGTATCTCTTTAAAGCCTTCATCAATCGCCAGCACGATCATGTGTGAGACAGAACATGTCAAAAATATCTTGTCTCCCATGGATGGAATGTGATATTTTTTCGCCAGCATATCAAGGGGGAATTTTATGCTTGACGGGATCTCCGGGTAATGCTCCTGCATATATATGGGTTTGTCCAGCGTTTTAAGCATATCGTAATGTAGCTTGTTACTTTCTCCACGGCTTTTTCTGGCCTTGATCTCGTCTATCATATGTATATCAAAGAGCCTGTCCCATCTCGGCACAATATCGTAAAGATCATTCATAATCCATATCTCAGTTTCCTTATCCTGGTATGGAGCATCCTTCCAACTTGGCGCATATCCCACTATTGCAACCTTTTTCATAAAACCTCCGTATAGGCTCATTTGTAGCCTCGCAGCTTTTTGTAACCATGGTTTGTAGGTTATCTGTCCGTAGATTCGCTGTAAACGAGTCCCGAGATAGCGTATTTTAAAGGCTTTCAGCGATCCTGTCTCGTTTTGTATTCTTTTTAGTACATCTTTTCATCTGCCTTTAATGCTCTGTTTTACTACGTAATCAGAGCGCGGGTTTCAAGCTTTGTGATATTTAGGTTAAATAAGCCTGTACTTCGTATCTCAATTGCCTGCGCCTTATGGCTGGATCTTCATCCGGAACCTCAAATCGGCCCTCCCTATAAAAACTCGCCTGTAACGTTCCTGAAACGTAATACTTTTTCTCATTCAATCCTGTTGCCGACACCTTGTCGCCATCTCCGTCTATGATTCCGGTAACTGTCTCTAATGCCGTTGTTTCAGAACTGCTGTCATAGTTGTCAACCATCAAAGTAAATCGTTCCATTTTCAGGTTTGTGTCAGGAAAGCCCGATTCCAGCGAATAAGTCGTAAATGGTAATACGGCATTTTCAGGAACGGAATCTTCGGGGTAAACGTTCGCCGTTTTGGTTTTTAAAAACACATATATCATTTTTTTAAGTTCAATGACATTCATTCTGCAGGGCCATCTCCCTTGTCGGTTATTCCCATGATAATATTTTCTTCTGCTATTCGCTTAATATATTTTCCGGCTATTTGCCTGATGTTTGATATGTTATTCATCACAACATCGGACAAAAATGGATCTTTACTTTGCTTGCTTGTGCCTAATTCAAAAAACGCCGCATAAAACGCCTTGCTTCCAATTTGTAAATTTTGTTCCTTTTTTCTAAACCAATATCCTATAGATCTTTGCAATGTCCCAGGTCTTACCGTTGCAATTGTACCTTTTTTTGTCATGTATCTTTTTGCAACAGTTGATCTTTTGGTCTTAAGTCTTATTTCTCTCCTCAAGAACATTCCTATTTCTTTTAGCGCCATTTCCTCTAATGTTTTAGCGTTCTTGACCATCTTTGCAACATTGCTTTCGTATCTTATTTGAGCCTTATCACTGCTCACTTTCCCGCACCTCACATTTCAGGTAAAGCCACTTGTGCATGTTGTCCAAATCTTTGATGTCCCGGATATTGAAATATTGTCCGCTGTAATATATCCTGTATTGTGTCGACATGTCCGAACGGTATCGGATAGTAATCTCATAAAGAATGTTCGGCGCTATCAGCTGAGCTATCTGCAGCTCTCTCCCGGATAAATGTTCAACTCTCGCCCAGACCGTAGCGAGCGTTGTCCAGGTTGTAATCTTGCCACCAAATCCATTATCTGTGTAGGAGGCTTCTTCAATTATGATTTTGCTTCTCAGTTCACCGGGGTTCATAAATCCTCCTAATAATATAAAAGATTTGGTGTGAGTAATGCCGTGACAGCAAACTCCAATTCTTTCGGTGCGTTTGTCATCACAGGCATACGATTTTCATACAGGTGAGATATCAGCATCAGCATCGCTTGTCTCGTGGCCTTGGGAAGTATATAAGGTGCCGTCCCGGTGTACCCGGCCACAAATTCGATGATTACTCCTGCATATGGTCTTAATGTTGTAGTGGGCCATACCTGCCCGTATGAGAGGCATATCCGTCCCGGTTCGCTATCCGCGTCAACATAATAACCGGACAAACTTGCCGTAAATGTCGCCGTGACTCCCCCTGTGTCTATATACTTTACACTGGTCACTGATTGCAAAGGAGCTTTCGGGATCTCAATGTAATCCTCTTCCGGAAATTCATCCAGAATCAATTGCCATGTCTGAGTTGCCAATGCCCTGTGTTGGAAATTTTCGCAATATTGACGCGCGACGGTTATGAGTGTCTGAACAAAAGAGTCCTCCGTGCTTTCAGGTGTTCCCTTAACTATTATCGCGGCGAAATTGCATTCTGCTCCGGTAACGGTTGCATATGCCCTTATGTATTGCTTTTCGCCCGTGTACGCTACCTCATAGTTTGCGCTGTCGTTGGCGGTGGTTACTTGTGTAAAAGTCTCACCTGCCGTCCAGACTGAAAATGTGATATCATCATCAGATTCATATATACTTAAATCGACCGTACCACCCGCTGAATTGGAGAAAGAGGTCAGTAACATTGACACGTCATACCCGCTCACATCCGTACTCACGCCCGTGTAAATAGCGGTAGCGTGATACCCGCCGTCTATGCTGGTGATGGGTTCAATATTGTCCACAAAACTTGTCGAGTCTAAACGTATATAATTTTTCGCTTCTGTCAGCGTTATCGGCTCGGTTACGACTTCGGTTATAAGCTTTAATCCCATCAAAATTCACTTCCTCCAAAATAAAAAAAGCCGCTGAGTTTTCTCAACGGCTTTCTTGTGATTAATATTTCATTGTCTACATTCTATCATGAGCATTTTGGAAAAGTACGTAATCTTTTTGGAAAAGTACGGCGTTTTATGCTACTCCTTAATACGGGATTTCATCCTGTGTCGCATTAGTTCCAAGCAATAATTCTTGCAGTTATTTTGCCTAACGTCGGAGCCTCACCGCATTTTAATTTAATTCTTACAACCCCGTTCACCATTATTCCCAACACTGGTAATTGTGCAGCATCATAATATGTTGGGTTAAATTGTGAATTCTGCGGGATAATTAATTCGTTGCTTTTAAGCGCTCCGGCAGAATCTATGGTTTGTAGTCCGCCACTCCCTGCATTTGAGTATGAACTACCTTGCATTACGCATAAAGTAACTGGCTTATCTATTGAAGATGAAACGTATAGTATTTTGTTCTTAAAATAATACAACGGCGTTACGCAGACGCCAGTACCCCCACCAGCATAATGATTGTCTATGTCCCTTATTTCAAGGTTCTCAAATAATGTATATTCCATTCTCGGCAAAAGATTATACACAGAAAGGTTCGTGTTAAGCTTTACTTTTTGCATCCCGATATGGCATTTAAGGTCGACACTTGTTGCCGAAAAATATATGTAATGATATTGATCATCACCCGGAACCAGTTGAGCTGTATACATGTTTTTGCTTGTCCAACCTACATCCGGTATGAGAATGGGAGACGGATCAAAATTTATTATTCTGCCATCCCAGCTATAACCGTAATACAGTTTGTTCCCAAGATCACCAGCGGCCTCACCTTCGGAAAAGCTGCCTGAAGCACATGCCAAAAAATGATATCCGCTGCCATCGTGGTACGATGTCATATGTCTTATATTCAAGCCGCCTAAATTATGAATTGCGGGTTCATCGATTTCAAAAGCTACCCCATCAGCAGAGGAATACCTTTGTATATCAAAGTTCGAACCTTGAGAATATCCATAATATCTGCCATTATAAAACAGTATGCCACCGCCAGTAAGTCCACCGCCTACGCCGGTAATGGTTTCAGGCGCAGACCAATTAACCAAATCTGTCGTATACATTCTATAGGCATATGATGGTGAAATGCCTAGATGCGCAAAATAGACATAAAGTTTTGTTCCGTCGTAACTTAAAACAGGATCAGCATAAAAGCCATCTGCGGGAGGCCCTGCAATGGGGTTCACTAAACCGACAGGGGCTTCAAAATTGATACCGTCGTTTGAGGCTATAATACATGGGTTTTCGTAAGCGCCATCAAGGTTGATATAAGGATCATACACCTTTATGTATTCATATCCTGCAAACTTAGTTCTAATACGTAATGTGTTAGGGTGAATGCCCTGCCTGTCTCCATACATTATTGGTAATGTCAATTCAATTGGATCGCCAATTCTTGTAATCATTTTATTCACTCCTTGCTGAATCATATTTGTCAATTCTTCAATTGATAGAGTTGGTTCGGGTTCGCTTGCTATAATATTGTTTATTTCAT